CGACAAGTGTGGTGTTACCATACGGAACAAACTCTTGACTTGTTTTGCTCGTGACATATCGGCCACAGACTTCTCAGATAAAGCATCTTCAACTTCTTTCTTAGATGCCAAGTTACCGATAGAATCAATGACAATGATGAGGTGTTCACCACGTTCCAATCCAGTCAGTTGTTTCATCACATCAAACTTTAATTGTTCAATATCAGTGAGAGGAGTATGTAAAACTCTATCAGTATCGATACCGAAACTATCAAAGTAAGACTGAGGCGTTCCAAATTCGCTGTCGTAAAAAAGTAATGCGGCGTCTTCATATTTGTCCAGGTAAGATTTGGCCATCAATAAAGAAAATGCTGTCTTAAAGTGTTTTGATGGACCGGCCCACATTGTAAGACCTGGAGTTAGACCACCATCAAGTTTACCTGAGAGAGCAATGTTGATGGCAGGAACTGCCGTTGGAATCATATCCTTATCTGTGAAGAATTTGGATTTGGATAGAATAGCAGAATCTTTGATGCTACTATTCTTTTTAATTTTATCTAGAATACTCATATGTCACCTTTAACTAAAAAAATCTTCAAGTGTGCTTTGTTGTTCGGTCGACCAATTCATACAGTCAAGAATGACCTTAATCGGTTCAAGGAAAGTCTTTTCGAATTGTGTATCATAATCGATATATCTGTTAATGTCAAATTCTTTTGGCAATCTTGCCGGATAGGAGATAACGGTATCTTTGAATGGATTCGGCATCAATAGATACGAGAATTTGATTTTCTCACCTTCCTGAATCTTCGGATATTTTTTGGTGAGATTGAACTTTTCCAGATTGTGGTTGTATATGATTGCACCTTTCACATGAATCGGTGTCCCTGATTTATATAGCGTAGCGGCATCCGAATACTTACTCAGGCCGTTGATACCACGTGGGAACGAGATGTCTTCAGGCGGCAACTGACGGAAGTATTTACGGAAGTCAGCAATGAACTTGTGCATGTCTTGTTCGGTGCCACTAATCATAATGTAAATCGATTCTTTCATCTTCTCACGGACAGCCGCAGGAGTAGAAGACTTAATCATTTCAAGACCCATGACTTTCAGGTCAGGTTCATTATAACGAACACCTTCATTGTCATACACGTTCATGATGTAACGTTTCTTTGCAGTCCAAATACCCTTGTCAGCAAGTGCTTCACGTTTCATCTGCATCTTCTGTGCATACGCATGAACGTAATCAGCCAACTCACGATAAGATTTATCGATATATGGTTCAATCTTGCTTTTACATACACGATCCATGAAATCAATAACTTTAATCTTTGGAAGTGCAACTGTACCACCGGCACCATAAACACTGTTCACCAAAGGACCAAGTTTCAAGTAAATCGAATCTGTATCTGAAGCAATGACGTAATCAACACCACTCGTCATCAATATCTTGTTCATGTACTCATTAAGTTTCTTTTCAATCCATCGAATAGACAACTGGCCAGCAGTAGTGACCCCAAGAGCCATTCGGAGATCATAAAAGCGGAAATACTGGCTACCAAGCGCACCATAAGCAGAATTGAGAGAAACTTTCTTTGCAAGTTGTAGGTTATTAAATCTTGCGATTCGCTTTTCGATGTCATACTTCTTGGAATCATCTTTTTCATTTTCATAATCCTGCTTTGCGGCCAACATCATCTTTTTGAATTTCTTGCGATCTTCATACATCTCAGCCATCATCTTTGGCAAGAAACCTTGTTTGTCTGTCCGAAAGAATTGACCGTTTGGTGTTAAAGTCACACCTTGCAAATTTGATAGGTCAACTGACTTAAGCAACAATTTATCAACGCTTAAACCTTGTGACAAAACATTACGCATCTCATCTGTGTAGTCTTCCGGCTCAATCAATGTTTCAGGACTGATGTTGTATTGCATCATCAAGTGAGGATACAAACTGTTCAAGTCAAACGATGCGACCCAATCATGAGCACCAACTTGAACCTCTTTCACATACGCACCTTCAAATGCACCATCTTTGTCTTGTACATCCCGTGGTGGAACAACAATGTTGTCTTGCATTAGTCGGTTGTATGTCAATGCATCCCACATACGAGTCTGTGCAAACACATCTTCATAGTTACACTTAGTATCATATGCTAGAGTCAGTGTAAGTTCCAATAACTTCAGTTTGTCTTCCAGTTTGATAATCAGTTCAACGTCTTTGATGTTATACTCAATAAACTTTTGAAAGTTCAAACGATATAGTTGGTGCAAGTTGTCGAACTCATCATAGGACAATTTGTTTTCACCAATCTCAGCATTAGCAATGGCATCTAAACGATAAGACTCTTGTGACTTACCATCAGGAGCATACCATCTGTATAATTCGATATAATCAAGTGATGCAACACCCATGATGTCATATGCGATCATCTGCCGGCCATTAATGATAGTCTTACGTTCACCAATAAACTTCCATGGTGACAACAACTTGGCTTCATCTTCACCGAGAATTTTACGGAAGCGATTAATCAAATATGGAATATCGAAGAACTTGGTGTTCCAGCCAGTCAATACATCTGGTGTGTTATTTTGCCAATGTTTGAGGAATTGTTTGCAAAGTGTCCATTCATCTTTGCATTTGATGTAGTGTTCATTGCCCTGCACTTCATAATCACCACAACCAAAGACCAAGGTCATGCCGTTGATGTATTTCAGACAGATAGCGGTGATTGGTTCGTTGGCCAAATATGGATCAGGGAAACCATTCTCAGAACCAACCTCAATATCGATTACACCAATCGTAACATGTTCTTGATCCCATTCGACCATACCTGGATGTTGTTCACCGATGAAAGCATACTCATATCGAGTATTTCCATAGATTTTAGGACCACCAGCAACACCGGTAAAGCCTTTGATGTACTCACGAGCCTCTTTGATGTCATCAAACTTCTTGCGGTGTAGTGGAGTTCCATCTAATGACTTGTAGGTGCCATTTTTGCTGTGGATGTAGAGTGATGGCTGATAGTCAATTCTTTGCTTGACTCTTTTGCCATCCATAACACCTCGGTAAAGAATGGAATTACCGAAGCATTGTACGTTTGTATAGAAATTCATTAGCCTGTAATAATTTGTTTGTTAGGAAGAACGATACCGACACCGAAAAGTTGTTTGTAATTTTCAACAAAGTCCTCGGCAGGAACATAAGAGTATACAACATGTTTCTTAGCCAATACAACCGTTGTACCTTTTTCCTGTGGTGCATAAAGTGGAAAAGGTGCAAAACCTACATTTGGACCGTTCTGTCCACGGACAACAGCAATTCCTACCGCATTTTCAATGACAAATTCTGTTTCTGATTCTGTTTGGACTTCTCCAAGAACATCCTCTCCAGTGACCAATTTCATAGCAATAATCTTCATAAATTCTCCAATAGTTGAGTTTGCATAAATATACTTATGATTGATTGTATAGTAAAGACAATTAAAAGTCAATAGATATGGAGATATGGATGAATATAAAATTTATTTTAATGGTTTTGGCATTTATACATTGTAGCCTGGCCTTCTCACAGCCAATTGTTACCGATTCAACTTCAAAAAGTACGGTCAATTCATATTCAGATTCAACCACAACGGTGAAATCACCACCACCGTCCGCAATTATACCAACAATGAACTTTTCCAATTCCGACTTGTGTACAGTCGGTGTTGCTGGTGCCGTTCAAACACAAATTCTTGGCATTTCAGCAGGTACAACAACAAAAGATTTGAACTGTGAACGACTGAAATTATCCAAAACACTTTATGACATGGGTATGAAAGTTGCGGCTGTATCCACACTTTGTCAGGATAAACGGGTGTTCGATGCAATGATGATGGCAGGAACTCCATGTCCATTTGATGGAACTATTGGTGCTGAAGCTAAAGAATCATGGAAAACCAACAAAGCACTCCAACCTGGTTACACAGAAGAAAAATCGGAAGGATTTAGTAATGACACTAAAACAATGTTTAGTCTCGGTGGCCTTGCTACTTTACTCTTGCTACTCGTACACTGAAATAATAAACAATACCACTTCCAATGCGGCTCAACAAGGCTTAAATTGGACAATGACAAATGTTATTCCTTCTGTAACAGGTTTAACTATCAATGATGTAATATATCAGTATACGGCAGTTAAAAAAACTGCTGATCCAATGACCGTTTCGATACAAAACAAAAATGCATTGGGTTCTGGATACATTTTTAGAACTGTAGATGATTGGTCTGGTTTACCAGGAAACTCAATAACTAAAGTTGTTCCTGTGAATAATATCCCTAGTGCATATTGGGGTGATGGACAAATTTCAGTTGACGGTAAAGGCCAAGTTCAAAATCCTTTGGTATTTTACCAATACAAATATGACACTTGTGTGAATGACCCGTTAAGTTCTCCTAGTTGCCCTGGTTATGATGCTGCCAGAATGAAAAAGTTAACAATGGATTCAGCGCAACCAATCGATCCTTTATCCAATGAATATGTGAAAGCATCTTTGGTTGCTCCGGCACCACCGGCAGACGAGGAAAAGAAGACTCCGCCACCTGAAAATAAAGAAAAAAAGAACGATAAATTGGCGGCCGAGAAGAAACAAATTGTAAACGCCATAGTGAGTAAAGAAGCCGCCCAAGTTGCTGTACAGTTAGAGAAGATGAATAACATACCTGGACTGGATCAGTATCGACTAAATATACCGGGTGGGACTTATAATGAAACAATTAAATATGTTGACAAGAAACTGCCTGACTCTAGGAAGGCAAGAAGTCTCGGTATGGCGCAAGAGAAATTGCACGGAGAAATGGTAGATTTACAATTTAATAGGTAACATTATAAAAACTAAAAGGAAATGAAAATGTTTAAAAAAGTATTACTTGCCGCTATGTTGGTTGCACCAATATTAGCATCATCTACAGATATACCAATCACTGGTGTAGTTACTTCAAGATGTGTTATTTACACTGATACTTCTGGTGTTTATGGTAACCCAACACCAGGTTTATTGAGTACAGCCGCTTCTGATGGTGGTGTACAGCCAGTTGTTCGCTATGATGTTGTACAAGGTGGTTTTTATAAAGCATCAATCACAACACCAAGCTCTTTTTCTTCTTCACCACAACTGACAGACAATGTTATTTGGACAGGAAGTGTTGATGTTGGCCGTGTTTCAGATGCAGGTATGTCCATATATTCAACCAACAAAAGAGTATTTGGCAATACAACTGAAATCAACCTAACAATTCCAGGTTCAGTTTGGTTTAAAGCGGAATCTACTGCAACTTATGGTTACAACAAAGCATATCCAGCAGGAACATATACAGCAATCGTAACTGCATCTTGTATCGCAATTTAAAAATGTAAAGGTATATTATGTTTCGTTATGTTGTTATGTTTCTCCTGATGATTGGTGGGAGTGCTAATGCTCACCAGTTTTTGCCGACATATCCAACCTTCCAACAATCGTTTATGGAAGGTGTTGTGTATACAAAAATGCAGTTGTTTAATAAGAGAAAAGAAGTTGAATATTATGAGTTGTCTGTTTATGATGTTGATTGGAATGCATTACCATTTGCATCAGAAAACAAAATCATAAATGTAAAATACCTCCAAACAAAAGATATTAATGTTTATGTTAAGAGAGAGGATTTAAAGAGAGTTACATATATTTGTACCGAATCTAAAATTAAAAAAGATGCTTTACAAAACTCAGTAATATATTCAAAAATTTGCTCAAAAGTGAAATGAAACATTATATCGTTATTGCACTGTTGATGTTTTGTAATTTAAGTGAAGCACAAACCGGTTCTCTTAACTTGTCAATTCCAAGTGCACCTGGAAGTTACCTATCCGACAGATTTAGAGCCGGTGATTTAGATTGTACGATGGCAATTGGTTCTGGTGTAAACGTTGAATTTGGTGTTGTTGGTGTGATGAATAACCAAAATCAATCAACAACTACAACAGTTACAACAGACCCAAATAATCCACAAGCAAAGAATGTTGGTGTTTATGGTCGAATCATCATACCAATTGGTATGCCCAAAGGTAGAGTTGATTGTAGTTCACTTTACGAAATGGAACTAGCCAAAAAGAGAATGGAAGTTGAAAAGTTGGAACTTGAACTACGCAACTTAAGAAACATGAAGTTCGAAAAATAAACGGAGTAATAGATGACGGAAGAAATCAAAGATGTGAATGCAAAAGTTGATGAACTTGAAGCGGCCGCTAAGAAGTATGCAAGTAAAGATACTGTAATCAGTATTGGTGGTTATGAGTTTACTCCAGCAAAATTGATGGTTGCATTTACAATCGTTTCGTCTACACTTGGTGGTTTGTATGGTGCGTTTGAAGTTTATAAAGACTATCAGACAATGAAGAAGAAGATTTCTGAGTATTCTGCACCAGATTTGTCTGAATTTGACAAACGACTGGCAGTGATTGAAGAAACGAACCAAAAGACTGGTGACTACACACGAGACATTAAGAATGATTTGAAGAATGATATTCGCCGTAATGAGTCTGTAACGGAACAGATTGAGCGTTCAGTTAAAACTGCTCAACGTGAAACAGACCAAGAGATGAGACAAGCACGTAAAGACATACGTGAGGATTTAGATAAAGCACGTTCAGAAGTTAATGCCATTCGCAAAGAAATGGCCGATGCAAGACGAGAAATCAGCAAAGAAGTTGAAGTGCTCAAAAAAGAAGTTGACCAAAAGATTCAAAAGGCTATTGATAATCCATTAGCCAACAAATAAAGCATGAACGATTGATGCTTATGACCAAAAGTTATAATTTTAGAATGGAGAAATAAAGACGAACCTACGAAGGTGATTGATGTTTGACCCTATCAGTATAACTGTAGCAATAACTACAGCACAGCAAGCAGTGAATACTATAAAGAAGGCGAAAGCCCTGGGACAAGATATTGGCCAACTAATAGGTGAGTTCAGTAAGTTCTATAGTGCAAGTACAGAAGTGTACATGGCAACAAACAAAATAAGAACTGAAAAAGCAACAAGGTCTAATGCTGAAATCTACAAGATGGCACTTGAGATCGCCTTTGCGGCTAAAACATTTAGAGACAATGAAAAAGAACTAAAAGATATACTAATCTACAGCGGAAATGGTGAAGTATATCAAGACATGATGCGCCAAAGAATCGAGTTGGCTAAAGAGAGAGCCAAGGCGCAAAGAGAGCAGGAAGAATATGAACGAAAAAGAAAAAAAGAACAAGGTGAAATGATTGTGACTTGTTTATTATTTTTTTCGATGTTGTGTGTGATAGTACCATTTGGAACAGTTTTGTTCCATCAAGTAACAAAATAAGTGGAGCGGGGTAGGAGAATCGAACTCCTCGCTTTAGCTTGGAAGGCTAAGGTATTACCACTATACGAACCCCGCAGTAATTGGTTGCAGTGCCCTAGAGTCGAACTAGGAATTGAGGATTATGAGTCCTCTGTGATACCATTTCACCAGCCTGCTACATGTATATATGTGGTGCGGAAGGCGAGACTCGAACTCGCAGATTACAGGGTTTAAGTCTGTTGCCTATACCAATTCGGCTACATCCGCATAAGTTAAGTGTATTCTTTAT